GTTCAAAACTTGTGCCCAAAATCACAATCATAAAAATAATTCATTTTACTATTGACTTTTTATTAGCAGGCTTTCATAAATATCTGAAGCATTGTTTTTCTATCAAAATTTTCCTTCTTTTTAAGTGCATTATTTACTGTACGAATTTCTCCGAGGTGATAACATTTTTCTTTTGCTCTACTTTCTCCTACATATAACAAATTAGAATTCAACATGAAGGTATGTGCTTTAGGCGTAATTAAAACAACCACCTTGAACTGACCACCCTGAGATTTGTGTGTACTGATGGCATAAGCCAATCGAATATTTTTCATAGAACTTTTTGGGATATAGATAAGTGTTCCATCATAATCAACAACCATTGCATCTTTTAGAACTTTTACAACTCTACCAGATTCACCATTAGCAATAAATGTTGTATTTTTATCATCAATATATTCCTCATTATAGATAATTGCTTTGTAATCATTAGCATAGTTCATTACAATGTCATTCAATCTAAATTCTGTATCTCCAAATGTAATTTTCGCCTTTGGATTAGAATTAACTGCGTTTTGTATCTTCTTATTTAATGCTACTGTTCCATAATCACCTACGTTATAGCAAGATAATACTGCAATATCATCAACAGAATACCCCTTGGATAATAATGTCTGATAAAGTTTTACAGTATATCCAACAAGTTTATCTTGAAGAATCGGCATAAATATATATGATTGATCTTCACCAAACACTTGCATACCTGTTTTGGTTTTATCTAAATATTCAGTACCAGTTCGTGTATCTGTAGCAACAGTAGATAAACCACCTTTACCATAACGGAATACCTTATCAAGCGTGATAGTAGGAATATCCTCACATTTCAATAAATCATAAAGTACATTACCAGCACCAACAGAAGGAATCTGTGCATCATCACCAATAAGAAGTAATTTTGTTTTTTCAAAATCTATAGCTTCAAGCAATTTTCTGAAAAGAAAAATATCTACCATTGAAAACTCATCCACAATTACTACATCGTATGGTAATTTATTCTCTTCATTAAATCCCCAATCAGCAGGTGGCATATACATAAGACCTCTATGGATTGTCATAGCATTTTCATTTGTAAAACCTGACAGTACCTTTGCAGCTCTACCAGTTGGTGCTAAAAGTAAATGTCTTTTGTTATAAGCATTTAACATATTTACAAATGCCTGTGTACTTGAAGATTTACCACTGCCACCATATCCAACAAGAAGAACAATGTTATTTTTACACATATATTGTGATGTTTTACACTGATTCTCAGTTAGCTTAAAACCATCAAGTTCCTGGAACTTTGAACAATCACACTCCCATTTTGTATGTATCTGTAATCCTTCTTTTATTCTCTCTGCTATATATTTCTCTGTTTCATATGTTTCTTTTTTACATACGCTTAATAACTCTCTGTCAAATACCACATCATTATCACCTTTAAGAATAAGTGGCAAGTTACTTTTTGCTTCTGGCACTAATACATCAAACTGTTTCTTCAAATCACCAACATGCATATATGTATTACCATTATTTTCATTCTCATCAAGTAGATAATCTACACAAGCTTTCGCTCTCTGATATGATGTTATAAGATCAAATCCAAAGAACAAAACTGGCTTTTTCCCATTCTTTTGACATTCTTTACCATCCTTATCTAATGCCAACAATAGAGAATCAGCAGTCTTAAAACCAATCCCACCTAACCTACAAAGACACTGATATGGTTCTTCTCTAATAACTTCCTTGATTTTGTCAACGGAAGTATATTTGTCATACATTTTTTTTATTGTTGAAAGATTAAATAATCCTCTGAATTCTTCTACGATTTCCGCCAATTTGAAATTCTCTATGACTTTATTCTTAATAACATTGAATGTATAATCTTTGATACCTTTTGTTCTTGATAAATCAATGTCATCTAATCTGTTATTCATTATTCTATCTACGATGTCTGGATATGCTTCTAATAACACATCTGTCTGATTAGGTGTAAGAATTTCATATAAGAAATTTCGTGTCGCAGCTAATGTAGTAGGTTTCTCTCTTTTAATATTGATTACATCGTATCCGACTCCATGAGAATCGGATACCTCCTTTGCTTTTACAATGTAATCAATACCAAGATTAAGTTCTGAAATATTACCTTTAATAGTTGCTGTGCCATATTTACCAATCTGTACATCAGGATATTCAAATGAATTGACAGAAACGCCATATATTTTGAAGTCAGTAGAATTATATACAAGTCTTTCTGGTACACATTTAAACTCAATTATTTTATCCAACTTAACATCTCCTTCTAATATACATCCCACTTCTTTACTATTCTCTCTTTTTCATCTGTTTTAATCCAATCGCCGCCAACCTTCTTCATTTTATTTCTCTCACCAAATTCTTTTACATTGATGACATTGCCTGCTATAAATGGAGATTCAATGAATGATTTTCCAGAAGTGATTTTTGTTTTAAGATACTCACCATCTCTCATGTTATAAAGCATAAGGTATGGTTTTGTTTTATCCTTATAGAACTTACACTCAAGAACATAATACATATCTTTTGGTGCTTTTGGATTTTTGTACATTATATTTCCAAGATACTCTTGCTCATATACAATCTGTTCTTTTATTGATAAAGGTTTATTCTCTAAACCACCTATTATTAGTTTTACAAGTTTAACCTTATCAACATTACTATACTGTTTAGGTGTCTCTTTCTCTGCACATTTTCTTACATCTTCTTCTCTAATATTCAGCGATACAATTTTATCTTTTTTCAGCGTCTTACATTTTCCTAACAAATTGTACATATCAATAATTGACAGTAAATATTTATTCTTACCAAATTCAGAAAAGAAATTTAATGTCGTAAGAATATGTAATTGTCTATCATCCACAGATGTTTTTAAAATAATATCAGAAAGTAAATCGACAAAATTGTCATAATGATTTTTAGATAGCTCATATAATTCATCTGCAATCTGATCATTACAATATTTTATAGAAGAGATTCCTTGATAAATGGCATTTTCGTCTTTATCCATAAAATACTGTGCTTTGGATTTGCCAAATTTTATTCCTTTGATTTCTATTCCTTGTGATTTGATATATTCTTTGATGTTTGACATTTTTTCATTATTGTCTACATAAACATTCAATGCTGATGTTAATAGCTCAATCTTATGGTAATACCTTAACCATCCAATAAATAGACCTATCATACTATATGGAACGGAATGATTTCGTGAAAACAAATAATTAGATGCATCTTCAATTACTACCAAGAATGATTTTATAGCCTCTCTTGCTTCAGCTTCGGTCATTCCATATTTCTCTTGTGCAATTGCAATAAATCCTGGAATATATCTATCATCTTTATTACCATGAATGTCTACCATATATCCACCATTTTCAATGATAGGTATATCTGCTTCAGTACCTGTTTTTTTAGCAAAATGTCTACGGACAATATCTGCTTGTCCCATAGTAAATCCACAAAAGTCATGTAAGAAATCAATAATCTGTTCCTGATATACTAAATAACCAAGCGTAGGTTTCAAGAAATTATTAAGTGCTTCGTTGCCATTATCTTTGTAAATACCATTGAATAACTGTTCTCTGTAAGATTCACCTGCTGGTCTAATAGCACCACTAACCATAGCCATTACATCAAGATATGAGATATTATCATTCTGTGCTTTAATATTCTCCAAAGTTTCCTTACTAAGTGTTCTTTTTAATGAATCACTTGCAAAACCACTTTCAAACTGGAATATCAATGTAGTATCTTTTGCTATTGAGTTAATAACATTTTCATCTGAGAAATTAACCTTATCAGGTGTTAAATAATCTATACCTGCAAGTTTACAAGCACCATCAATTAATCCAACAGCATTTAATCCTAACAAATCTAACTTTACATAATTTAAAGAATCAATTTCGTGCATGTCTATTTGGCTTACAGGACGTGGATCTGATGTAATAGACAATGTTCCAAAATCATATCTTATATCTGTAGGACTACAAACAATTCCTGCTGCATGTCTGCCAAGTGATGTAATTGTTCCAATTACCATATCAATATATTTAAACATTTCTGGATATTGTTCTCTGATTTCTTCTGGCATATAATCCTTGCCTTTATCATCAGTTTCTACCATATTTGATAATTCTTGTGTTTGATCAGGAGTCATCCCATATGCTCTACCGACATCTTTTATCGCTGCTTTTAACTGAATTGTATTAAAAGTAATAATGTTGCAACAATACAAACCTTCCTTATTAAATAGATACTCACGCACTTTATATCTATCTTCTGCGTAAATATCAGTATCTACATCAGCCAATGACATTCTTTCAGGATTCATAAATCGTGAGAAGTTAAGCTTATATTTAACTGAATCAACATCAGTACATTTAATCAAATATGCAATCTCACTACCAGATACAGAACCTCTTGAACATCCATAGTGCATATTATTTTCCAGCAGCCAATTCTTGTAATCTGAATCGAGTAACATAAAATCAATAGCGTCATTATGTTTATATGTTTCTAACTCTTTCTGTATCCTTGGAATATACTCTGTTTTATAATTTGGGAGTTTGCTTATCCCACGTTCTTTTACGCCTTGAACTATTCGTGCCTTAAATTCTTTCTCAGCATCAGGATATAATCTTGGATATTTATTGCTATAGTCCAATTCATATGATTCAATATTATCTGCGAATCTATTTGTTTCTTCGATTGCATCAAGATAAATTGATTTTGGTAATGCATTCTGTAATTCAAAGGCAGTAACCATATCATCATAAGATTTCCATGATAAATCACACGCATCTTCGTCATGGAAATTAACATTTTTTGATTTCTGCATTACTGCTCTACCCATCATATGATCCTTATCAATAGCATGTACATCGCTTGTAGCAATAAGCTTCATTCCATATTTCTGAGCAATTCTATACAAATACTGATTGTAATAAATCTGAACGTCAAAATTATGTGGTTGTATTTCCAACCAACATCTATGCTTATTTTTAATAAGGAATTTCAGAAATCTTTCTTGTACTTCTTTCGTTCCTTTACATAACATGCCTGCAACACAAGCTGTTAATACTAAAATATTATCTGATGTATTCTCAAGTTCCTCTAAGGTAATTCGTGGATTATAATAAAAATGACCATCATTACGATTAAATGAATCAGAAGAAAGTTTGTTAAGTTCTAATACCCCATCATAATTCTTTGCGTATAAGCAACAATGATAATTGTCTCTTTGCAGATTATCCATATCAATTTTTTCTGTTACATAGAATTCTTCTGCATTAATATATTTCAACCCAGCCTTTTCACATGCCTGTCTTTTTGCAACATTATGAAGGACTGCGCCATGCTCTGTAAAAGCAATGGCTTTCATTCCTTCTGATTTTGCTTTGTCAATATAAGCTTGAAAAGGGGTGATTGAGTCAACTTCAAGACCGCTATATGGGTTAGAATCCATACTATGTAAATGTAATACTGTTAAATTGCTCAACTTCTCACCTACCTATATCTATAAACTATTCACAAATGCCAATAAATCATCTTCGTCTGCATCAGAATCAGATTCAGTTTCTTCTTTGAACAATTCCTTCTCTTTCAGATACTGGTCATATGGTTTATGCAACGACCTAGAATATCCTGAGAGGGTTGCCAATCTAAATTCATCGGCATCTGTCACTTCTTGCCAAAAGATATTTTCATCTTCACTATTCTTATATTCTCTCTCTTTAGAGTTAATTTCTTCGACTGTATTGATAATGTCTTCTTTTAAATCGTTAATCTTTTCTTCTGTTAGAGGTACTTGTACATAACAATCATGAATTTCGAATTTTTCTCTAACCTCATCTGGTAAGCAATCAATATTGTTGTTTAACACCATTTCATCAACATATTTATCAATATCATCTTCATATCCGAAATTTTTCAGCCACATTTTTGCCGTATTGATAAGACTTTCGCCTATAGAATTTCTTTCTATATATCTATCTTTTTTCTTACCATTTTTCTGTTCAATGGTAACTGTGACATATTTTAAGAAATTCCATTCACATACAATATCTTCCAATGGAATATTTAATGCTTGTCTAATACCTTCAGCATAAATAACCAACTGACCACATTCAGCGTCAATTTTTGCGCCTTGATAACGTGTAGATGTCTTCCAATCTACAATATGTACACGTTTTTTCTCATTGCCATTTTCATCTTTGTATGACTCGATATAAAGCATGTCAATATATCCTTGCATATAAATATCATCAGAAATTTTAATTGTAATAAAATGTTCAACTTTATGTGGGAAAGTAATCAGATTATGATTTTTAAAGAAATGTCTAATGCAATTTTCATATTTATTTGCTATTGCATCATTTTTATCAGAATCACTTCGATTGTATTTGAGTTCTGCACAATTCATTGTAAATAAGCTATCTTCATATAAATCTGGCATATCCTCATATTTAATTTTGCCAGTATATAGCTGCTCAATAATATCATGTACATTACCACCAGATACACAATAAATACTATTTGTTCTATCTTCTTTCTTGTGTAGGATGTATTTCAAAAAATATTCCCATCTATCTTGTTTGTAACAATGATATCTTGACCATGACCATAATGTATCAACACCAAATTTGTTACAAATTTCTGTTAATTCTTTACTTGTCTTTCTTGCCAATCTCTTAGCTTTCTCCTTTCTGACTCATCATATAAAACACGATGCTTGAGAAGGAAGTTGTATACTTTATTGGGCATATCAGCAGGGCTGTCTTTACTACCTCTCTTAATCAAATCCCAACAATCATATATGTAACTTACTTTTCTAATAGGATAAAATTTATCACATTCCTGTCTAATATGGTTTATATCAATTCCTTCATCTAAAGCCACTACAATTTCTACATTTAAACTAATCAGTATCCTAACTTGTTCTTCTGTAAGCTCACAATTTCCTATTGCAACAGCCGTACCATCTTTTCGTGAATACCTTTTAAGCACCGATTTCTGTGCTTCCAAAACGACTGCATAACCAGCCTCTTGAATTGTTTGATAATTCTCATTTAACCCATATACATTTATTCCTTTTGGATATGTTTTGGATAACTTAAAAAACTTCGGAATATCAAACATCTCATAGTTTGGTACAGTAGTTCTCCCACTGATACCTATATATTCATTGTCATCTCCATCCCATTTTCGTTCAGGAATGACAATTCGTTTTCTATCATATGAATATCCAATGTTAAATCTTTTACATGCAAAAGGCATAACACCTTCACGAACCCAATCAATATATGGTAAATCAGTATATTCTTTCATACATGAATCATCATACACTGGAACATCTTTATCAATTGTGTATCTTTGGCGTTTCACCTTTTTGAAAATTGCTAATGGATCTTTTTTATTATCTTTGTTGTCACTCTTGCTATATGAATATTTCAAACCTAAAATATTGTGGAGATATTTATTCGCTTTTCCAAAAGATATGCCTTTTATTGTCATAACCAATGTAAAAATATCTCCACGTTTATTTTCTTCCGAACTTCTAATCGCCACTGATAATGTATCTTTCTTTACACATATAGCAGTTTTATTATTGCCTTGTGGCAAGGCGGCTCTCCATTCATGAAGATATTCGTGTAGTCCATGACATTCCAACGATAATAAAATCTGTTCTATACAATTATTCTCTATAATGTATTCCTTTAGTTCATCTGCATTAATACACGCTCACCGCCTCTATCACAAATTTATGAAACATTCTTCTTATATTCCCATATATAACCACCAACAGTCTTTCTTTTATGTTGACAACACTTAGTAATACTTCCACGATCCAAGCCAAGTTCTATTGCTGCATCTTTTGTTGATGGGAATATTTTTATAATTTCATTTGTATCTTTATTGATTTGAACAATAGGTTTCTTATTCTTTTCCGCTGTTTTCATTATTGAATCCGTTGATGGTTTATACCAACTTCTACTATCAAGAAGTTTTTTAATACTTTCTTGTGTATGATGTTTCCCATAAAAAGGATTATCTTTTCCTACGCATTTTCCTGTCCTTGAAACACTAATTTTCTGTAATGTTTCTTCTGTATGTTTTTTACCATACATAGGGTTATTCTCTCCTTGAATGTCTTTCGAATGTTGTTCACACCATTCTTTTGTATGCTTTACACCTGCAACACCATCGCCACCAATTGTAATATTGTATCCAAATTCTCTATTGTTAGATTTCAATTTTTGTATCAATAACTTTTCAAAATTATTAGCTTCTTCTTTTGTTAAATTACTTGCAACAATCTCATGATAGATGTTATCCCATCCATATTTCTGAATTGCATTATAGAAATATTTCTGAGAATAATATCCAAATCCATTTCTCCATCTTTCACAAGGTTCTTTACTTGTAATTCCAACATAATATTTGTTGCTTGGTGTAATATGTATATAAACGCTCCATGCCATATCAATCACCAATCCTGTACAATATTGCAAATACCAAGATCTTTATTTGTATTTGTACTAAAATCAAATTCACTTATAATTTGGAAAGCATCGGTTTGACCAAACCTATTTTTAGGAATAAAAGTAATCATATAATGTTTATCTGGTTTTAACTTAAATGGAATCTTACTTTTACCATTAACTCCATCAAATCTATAACCCACAATCTCATGTTTGCCACCCTCGAATTCATCCTCAAAAGGTCTACGAATCATCAAATTTACACTCATAACATCTACAATACTTTTACCAAGACCAATTTCATTATTTGTTAAATATCTCATTTTGATACTAGCCTTACCAAGCTGATAAGTTACGAATAGCCCAACATTTTTTGCTGTTGGCTTTACAACGTCATATAGCTTAACCATATCTCGTGTCATTGACTTATATATCTCATCAGTCTTTGCATCAAAACTTTCTTTTAAAGTATCAAGAACAAAATATCTAACACCTAGACTTGCATATTTTTTTATCAATTTAATTACAATATTTACTGAATATCTCTCAAGGGGAACTATTGTAATATTTTGTTTCTCTTTTTTGTCTTCAATCCATTCAGCAACTTTTCTGAGCTGCCCCATTGTCTCTTCATCAAATTTACCATCACGCAATTTGTACTTTGGTAAATCGAATTTAAAGACATTATTAGCAACCCATATAACTAATTCTCTTTGAACTTTTGTCTGATCTTCCTCATTGATAAAAAATACAACCTTTTCATCATAATGAAGAATTGATGGAATAATATAATTCATAGCAGTTGTAGATTTACCAATACCTGAATTAGCACCAAGACCATAAATATTCCCATCACAATTGAATCCACCTATTTCCTTATTGAGAATGTCACAATTATGTAATGGTAATCCAACGCTTTTGCCAGAATTCAAATCGTCAATAAACTGATTAATTCCTTCGCAAGCATTGTAGGATTCAACGTCTCTTGCAGCATTTACAAAAATGTGATTTATCATTGCTTCATATTCTTCATAAATTTCATCCAATGACATATCACAAAATTCATTAATACGATTGCATACAGGGAAGTTGTTTTTTAACATAACCAGGACAGTTTTCCATTTGTAAAGCTCTTTTACATACCCATCCATATTACTGACATTGACATATTCTTTTGCTTTGTCAATTGTCTCATAACCACCGTAGTCGTCATATTCCTTCTTTAGTTTTGGATGTTTTTCAAGATATAAACCAACAGTCATATCATCTAAAACAGACTTTTTCTCAACAACCAATAAATCACTAGCGATTTGCCAATAAACACGCCACGTATTTTCACTAAAATCTTCTAATTCCAGTGTATAATCAAAAAATAATTCAGGCTGTTTATATAGAATCGCTACTATATTAGCCTCTGCTATTACTTTATATTCTTTGATTTGCTTTGCTGCTTTTAATACTTCTCCTTGATAAGGCGTTAATTTTTTATTCTCTTTTTTTGTAGTAGCCAATTAATACCTCCTCAGAAAAGTTTTTTCATTCTATCGCTTGTTTCTTTCGTCTTTTTCACATAGCTTGCACTATCATGGTTCTGATTTTCATATTCTACATTTTCAGCTTTTATTTTTGCTTTTTCTGCTCTCTGTAATCTCAAATACACATCGTTGATTTCAGGTTCAATCATTTTCATAATAAGATTGATTTTATGTTTTTCATCTTTGATTTTCTTTTCATTCTCATGTAAATATGTAACAATTTTTCTCTTACACAACTTAAAAGTACATAAAATTGTGTAATCATCATAATTAGCTTTCGCTTCATGATTATTATTCGCTATATGTTCGCCACGTTTAATACCTTGTAACTTTAATGCGAGATACTGTGGAAATTTCATATTATCATCGTATTCAAGAATCTCTTTCTTTACATACTCACATAGTTCAATCCACTGCTCGTTATCTTTCTTTTTTATATTTCTCATTTACCAAATCATCCTTTCTTAAAAACTCCAACAGGCAATTAACCTGTCGGAGCATAATTTTAATTAGGCTAACTGCAACTTGGCAAAATCAATTAACTCTGTAAGAGTATCTGGTGACTGCATTTCAAGATTCTTTAATGAAACATCCTTATCCTTCATCTGCTTGTTTACTTTGAGCAAAGCATCTTTATTATCCTTGAGTGCCTTTAATACATCTTTAAATTCAGCAGCTAACTCTTCTGCTTTCTCAGCTTTGTCAACCATAGAATCTGTAGAAGTCTTTAAGTCATTCTTGTATGATGTCTCATTTGTCTCAAGATCGTGCATTAACTCAAAATAATCCTTCCAAATATCATAAGATGGATTCTCAATAATCTGTCCAACCCTAGTTACATTTGTTCTATCCTTCTTAACCTTTGCAAAGTAACGAACATCCTCACCATTCTCTTCCCTATAAAACTCAAGGATTGTATCATAATCAAATTTAACTGACTTATGCATATCAGGCTTAATGCCAACTAACTTACGGTTATCGCCTGTTCCTTCATACACTTCTGTTGCCTGAGCAACTGACACAACATGCTTGCCCTTTGCAGAAAGATCAATCTTAGCCTGCTGAAGCTTCATGTTAATAATCTTAATACGTCCCCACTGTCTCTGAGAAACTACTGTATCATCAACATCTCCACCCTTTCTACGAGCTTTCTTCTCTTCAACTTCTGTAGCTCCAACCTGCATTGTTGCATAGAACTTAGTCTCCGAGTCGATGTCAAGTGTCTGAATCTCATCCGAATCTACTGCTTCGTCAATATCATCCTCTAAATCATCAAGATCTGATGTGTCGTCTACTAAAATAAGATTGTTGTAAGTCTTACCATTTGCTAATGTAATATCCTTGCCCTCATAGTGAGCAATACCTGTCTCTGAGTCGATACATGCAACCTTTGGGAATGTAAGAGCAAACCATGACTTACCAGAACCCTCATAACCATATGCTAAAAACTTTCCACCAATCTTTGCTTCTCTTGCTTTTCTAAATGCCAATTTTTTGTCCTCCTAAAATATATATATTCTTTTGATGAAATGCTCACCCTGTATTAAACAGGGTAAGCGTATTTTTTAGTTCATGCCTTCAAGCATTGCAAGAAGGTCATCATCTTCTGACGAAGTTTCCTCACTCTCTGAATCTGTATCATTATCTGAACTTGGTTCTGCACCAGCATCAAGTAATGCCTGCTCGTAGAAATAAAGGTCGTCCTCATCATATTTACCATCTTCAAATGCTACAGTAGGCTTTCTATCGTCACCAGTTCCCACATATGTAATGTCAGGCTTTACAACAATCATTCTTCTCTCACGACTGCCATTACCCACTGCAATTTTCTTCTCTGCCTCCTCTTCTGAATACAGCCCCATTTCAATAAGTTCTTTAATATCATCAGGAATATCATCTTCTGTAATATTCACAGTAGATCCACCCTCTACTAAATTACCTGTAACTGTAATCTCAGTAATTTTACCCTTCTTAGGCTTGAAAAATCTCTGAAGCATCTTAGCTGTAATCTCTGGATTCTCATTGATAGCGACTTCAAATGTCTTAGGGTATGTAACATTCTTCTTAACTTCAATCTTCTCTCCGTCAATTTTAGGTTTTCCAACATAATCAACAACATATGCTGCCAGTTCCATAGTACCCTTATCATCATTTTTCTTTCCGATGCTCTTTGAATCAACGAGAATTGTCTGTGAGAATGTAGCCTTGAAATCTGCCTCATTGTCAATTTTTGAAAGTACAATAGATGTAATCTCTTTCTTTGTAGAAACATTACCTTCATACTCACTGTAACCGATTGTACCCTTTACATTTACAATCATTCCGTCCTCAAGATGCTCATTTAGATACTCTACTGCATCATAAGCTGTGAGGAACTTCTTATATACAGTCTTATCCTTTACATCTTTCTCAACACCAACTGTTAAGAATGAAGAATCTGAAATGCTATCATACAGAGACTCATCAAGACGATCCTCCCACGCAATCTCTACTGACTTGCTCTTTCCTGCATCGTCTTTCTCATCCTTACTGTAAGCACGAATTACATTATCCTTATCAGGGAAGAAACCACTTCTCATCTCTGCATATACTGTATTGCCGTTTCCACAATCAACACCTACATACATACTGTTATCTGTCCAACCAGAATCATAACTATTGTCAAGATTGAATGTCTTGTCTGTTACTTTTACACGACCAATAAGATTGAATGCTGCCTTACCTTTTTTTAACGCTTTTCTTTCCTTTGTCTTTGCCAAATTACTTGTCCTCCTTAAAATTAAAAAATTATGTAAATATTGTTAATAAAACAATCTATCTAAACGCCCAAAATGGACGGAACACAGAAGTTAATTTATGTAAACATCTATGTATAATCAGTGATTTTTGAGTATAAAAACCCAAGGGCATGCTGTTCTTCCACCCATACAAATGCTTTCCACATTTATTTATTCTTTTTTGTCACGGATTTTATATATTATTCGTGACATTTTGTTTTTGGAATTTTTGAACTGAATTGTTCAATGAAAATACTTACTGAATTGACTGTTTATGTAATCTCCTACAAAGGTTATCGTATGAATTACTAATTGAATTTCCCATAGTAAGCAATCTTGAAATATAACATCTGATGGTTTTGCAAATCTAAATCCATCTCCATATTTTGAAGCATGTTCCATTGTTCCGTCTCTACAATGAATAACAATAGTAATGATTGCTCCAATTATATGAATACTCATTAAAACTACTAACATGTTCACCTCCTCAAAATCCACATGAAACAGTGATTTATTTCAAACTCGAATAAACCATCTGTAATTCTTCGATGATAATCTTCTCAGGAAATGTAATACATGTAACAATATCAAATGTCTGACATAAAATCATAATAATTCCTCCAACAATTACACATCCTGCCAAGATTCCAAGTCCAACAGTAGCCATATCATAATCCGAACGCCAGTCTTCCTTGTACTTTCCCCAACAGTATTTTGCCTTTCCAATCACATATTTTCCAATGAACAGTAGACAAATACCAATTAACATCCACACAACACTTGTTGCAATTTCATATGTAACATACTTACCACATAGTTGCTGTAAATATGGAAGTACATTTGCCGAAGTCCAATCAATTGCAAGACCAAACTTTTCTGCAAGAGCATCTAAAATTTTAATTACTTCTTCTGACATAAATAAATTTTTCCTTTCACTTACTTATTCTCTGTTTTACTCTTATTATCCAACTCTTTTAATGTTTCCGTTATTTTCAAAACTTCTTCGTTAATATATTCATTCAACTCCTTTTGATATTGCTCAATACTTTTCTTATATTTTTTTAATATCAACGAAATCACTAGATTAACCTCATCTTCTGATAATATATTCTCCGTATTTGAGCATTTTGAATGAATAAATAATTTTGCCGATGAATCAGTATCATTGTTGTAAGATTTAATGTTATCAATAACAATTTTTGCATTACTGCTTATTGAATCAATACTACTAATAAAACAACGGCAAGCGTTATATATTCGATTATCCATATCCACCTCTTACTTATTCTCTGTTCGATTTTCATTTTTATTGGAAATTGTGATTCGAATGAATCATAGATAAGTTAGATTTACTTGCTAAATAAATATTCATCACATTTAAAGCCGTTTTTATTTAACCAATCGGATACTAAATGACGATGACAAAAATCTGTAGGCTTTTCATAGCAAATCAAAGCAATATCATTTTCTCCAACATTATACCCATAGCAAATTCTTGAAAAATCTAAGACAACATCAATAGCGTTTAATTTATTTAATACCTGCTCATTAAAACATTTTATGTAATAGTCGTTATCATGATTTTCTTTCCACTTCATAAAGAAATCATATTTTGGTGCAAGCTTCTTATATTGCAGTCCCGTATACCAACTAGGTGCTTTTGCACAAATTGAAATTGGAACTATGTTATCTGATAACGATTTAAGTTTTGCAAAATAACTCGTATATATCATATTCTCACCTCTTACTTTTATTTTCTTATTTTTGGAAATTGTTAGCTGAATCGCTAAGACTAATTATTCAAGATTTTTCATCTTGCAAATAACATTATTATTCCTGATTGTTTCTGCTAATTTATTCAAACCAAGCTGAGTATCTATATGATATGTATCAACAAATCTTGGCTGACTCTTATCATCATGAATTACATCTTTATACGTTTTAATAAATTCTTCCAACCCAACTTCATCACGATATTGATTCATTTCTTTCTCATAAATCGGATTATAAGATTGAGTAATTGGAGGTTCATTCCCACAATGACCACCTGCTCTAATATTTAGCTCTTTGTATTTCTCATGTATTTTGTTTGCTATATCCAATGGCATATCTCCATTGCAAACCCAATATGTCCAAGCCCTATAAAATACAAAGCCGTTTAAGATACCAATATATCTTGTTTTTACTTCTGTATTCATATAATACGGTAATCTAAATACTGGAATATTTGCTAACCGAAGTTCTTCTTTTACTTTGTCATCAATTTTTCCATCATATTCATGTGTTGCAAAATTATCCATTTTCTCACCTCCAACTATATATTCTCTTATTTATATAAAGTTTTATCTATCTCCTAACTTCCATATTTTTATAAATAACCTTACGAACATATCCGCTATTGCTAAAAGAATCACAAATAACATGCCTGGAATAGATAATAAAAATACAACACTTGAAAGAAATTTACCTAAAATATTTCTATCTTTAAATAAATCAATAACGAAATTCTTTATAGAATTGAGAATATATATATTTTCAATATCCGCTTTGCAGCATATATAGAATCCTACAAATAAAATACTCAATATTACAAATATGTTTAACAAAGCAATTACTATATCAGTACACATTTTATTTCTCCTTGTCTTCAATTTGGTCAAGAAATGTCAGTTTCCTTCGGTCTTGACTTTCATACTATATATAGTATTTATAACGTTTTACAATCACTATATATAGTATATCATTTACTCTTCACCAACAAATACTAATCTATCAATATATTCTCTACCTTTGCCCTTGAAAATAGGGATATCTGTATCAATAACCCATTTTGTTCTATATTCAATAGCTCTGACTTCACCATTATATCCAGTTGATTTATTTTCAATTTCCTTTTTTACACAGCAGCTTCCTCTCTTTTGGTATATCGGAAAATCATTCCAATTAATACCTTTTTGAATCATAAGCATATCCTGAATATCATTACGTGACTTTTTATGTAATTCTTTGTGAGAGAAATTAGCCTGTCCTACCATTTGAATTGAATTACGTGAAGCATCATCTTGTCGCCAATAAAAGTTATTTGTTACCTCTTCTTTTGGAATATTAAAGCAACGAGCATCAAACATTGCACCCTTGTCAACTGCATTTAGTAATGTCTGAATATATCCCCATGTACCATCCTCATAATTTGAAATACCATCCCATTTACTAAATCTATATTCGTCAACATACTTTTCAAAAAATTTATTAAATGCCATCGTAGCCATACTTGCTGCAATACTACATAACTTATCAACTCTATAATCAAAGAAACAATCTGTATTTAACTTATCATAATCAACAAGAAGTAATGTGATTTCATCGCTCTGTTGATAAGATAATTTGCAATTCTGAATATTTTCGCATAAATATTTAGCAGTATTTTGCATTGATTTTATAAAAACTTCATCAAACGGTCTTTTAAAGCCTTTTGTGAAGCTATGTCCAGCTCTCATGTCTAGCCTCAAAATCACTGGCATTCTTCGCTGAAGATAATATCTATTCCTTTTTTCATAGCCTTTCATTCTTTCTGCGAGATCACTTCTATCCATATTATTTCTCCTTTATAATTACCATCTACTTGTATATCTACTATCTATAAATAATTCTTCTTTTGGTCTTGGATTTTTTAAATCTGAGCTGCTTAAATTAAGTCGATTACCATAATATCCACTCCACGAACCACAACCCCATACATTTACCTTTCCGTCAAAAAAGATATGAGTAATTCGATATGCAGGTTTATCACAGCATTGCCAATAACTGATTTTGAAGCAGTTATCCTTATTTACATTTTCTAAATGTTTTGGTACTTTGTACCAAATCTTACACTCGTCATTGATTTGCTTCAACGTAAATCCTTCATCAAGCATATCATTGGCTTTCTCAATTCTTTTGTGTCTTCTTTCACAAGCCAAAGCATCTTCAGGTATGTCAAATAATTCTCCACATTCAGAACATTTATATTTAATTACTTTCTCCAAGATTTCACCTCCTCGTATGAAATCGAAATTTTATGCTATATCTAATTCATACTTATCTATTAACATTTTAATAAACACCTCTAAATTTTCCTTTGATAAATCTACACCACTCCCGCTTGTTATTTGAAAATTATCGTCCTCATTTCTGACATAAAGAGTATGTGATCTATTAGGATTTTTGCTGTCTGTATAACATATTCCTACTCCATTACCAAATGTCTCACAAAAATCTTCATAATGTCTCGTCCATTTTTCTATATCAAACGAAGATTTATCTTCAAATTGCTTTGAAATAGAACATAAATTTTTCTTATCATCTAATGAGAGTTTTATTTCGTCATTGTTACATATTGTTGCTTCACCAAATACATTTATGGTATTAACCGCAATGACATTTAAAATTGAAGTTATCAGCATAGACATTCCATGTAAACGATTAATTAAAGCATCTTTATTTAATTCATCTTTCCATAATGCAGGTATAATATATTTATTGCTATATGGCTTATAAACAATTCTATCTATGTATTCTGTAGAAATATTTATATTTCCACTTCCATCAAAATCAACTTCAACAGGTATATCTTCTGAACCGAATAGAGTTTGTTTTAATTTATTATTAATCAAGTCTAAAACATTCTTCCAAAATTTATATTCCGTATCGGATTTAACAGTATGTCTATTTTTCTTTGCTCTAAGTTTTCGTTCAAAAGATAAAATCTCATCATCATTTTTTAATAATAAAATTTGTTTAGTTATCGTTTCTGCCATTTGATCTTCTGAAACGAAATCTCCAATATAATCTTCTATGTATGTATTATCATCGTATTCTTGCCAGTCAGACTCTTTATACGGAACAAATGAACTAATTTCCCATTCTGATTTGGAATCATTGTAGTATTTGTCAGTATGATATAATGATATATAATGTGCTTCTAGGAATTCTGCATCTGTTCTCGATTGTACTTTGATGTATTCAATTTTAAATTTTCCATTTTTACACCACTCATCATTTTTACTATGCTCATATAATCTTTGTTTTAATGTCCTATTGTTACTCCATACAATTCCTACATATTTAATAATGTTGTCTGTTAAATCTGTATATCTATAAATACATGCCATCGTTTTACTACTCAGAGTCTTGCAAGTTTCAACCGGTTACTCTAATACTCCTTTCGTATTTTGTTTACAGTTATATATTCTCTACTTTTCAGAAGATTTCTTTAAACCTACTAACGCATTATCCAGATCCTTAACTGTCTGAATGGCTTCATTCATACTATTCATACTAGCAACAGCACTTGAAAAAGCTTTAATACTTTCAAACTCCATCTCTGAAATAACCTCTAAAACATCGACTAATTTCATATTACTAATTCCAGATACCTTCGCTGCATTTTCAATTGTTTCTTCTTTATTGACAAGTAAATCAATAAATTGTCTTACCTTATTATTCTCCATCGTTTCAATCTTCTTTATATGTTCTTTTATTTTTTGTTTCCCTACATGACTTGGATAGTCAGAGTACGAAAGTGCTTGATTTATCCACCATAATGTCTGTTCGTCTACATCATCATATTTCTTCATTTTTTCTACTAAATTTCCTATATATCACACCTCATTTTTACAAAATAAATAACTCCATCAAAAAACAATATTTATTATGTTTATCTCCAACTGATACTGTAATATGATTCATTATATTGGTTGCCAGTTTCAACTTTATAACCAAGTTTCTCTAATTTTTTTCGTGTTTCAGGTTTTAAACAACCATCTTCACTGATTGAAAATTTGCCATCTGCAATCGCATCTCTAATCAATTTTGATAACTCTGCTAATTGCTGTGTCGTGCAACTATCAATTGCATTGTTTGTCATCTTATTTGCTTCTGATGCAGACGGAATAACATTCTTTGGTGACTGAACTTTTGGCATAGAAATGATTGGAGTAACTGCATCTTTACAACAATCTATATCTCTACAGTCTATACACAATTTATAACTTCTACTATTTACTGGATATTTACAACTCATTTAATTATTCTCCTTATAGAAACCATAGTCACCAAGTTTTTCATTCACAACTTTGTCAAATTCTTTTGACATTACCTCTAAAAATCTCTGCTTACATTTCATTACATTGTCGCAACCAATTGTACATTGCAAGTCTGATATTGAAATTTGATATGCATCACCTATATATTTAATGTCCATTTTTCACCTCCAAAGGAAATCGCAGTTACTGCGATTTTTTATTCTTCAAATAATCTTCTCTCAATATTTCATATGATTTCTTATCATAATATTCTCCGTCATAGCACTTAAATTCCTTATGCCAAGTTCCAACAATTCTTCCATTATACTTTTTAACCATTTTGTCATATGACTTTTCAATTGGATTTCCAACTACAACACAAAATGTAAGCTTGCGAAATTTAAACTTATCGAAGATATCCTGTAATGCACGACCAAGATCCATTCCAAATGTCACCTTATTATCTGAAAAATTGTAAATGCACAATCCATTACAACTATTATCTAAACGAGATACATTATATTTTATATAGCCAATTACATTTCCGTCTTTATCAACAGATACAAACTGATGCTTATTCCATGTATTATTTTCAATTTTTTCTTCTTCGCAATATATATTTGCATGTACAAATTTATACTTATCTGTAAACCATGTATCTACAAGCTTTTTCTGCAACTCTTCTTTATGTTTAATTGCTAAATCTAACACTTTTTCACCTCCCAAAGGGAAATTAATAAATTTTGTGCTTATTCTTGATTAATATTCAAATAATAAGTTTTTCCTTTAATTTTGATATATCTTCCTTTTTTATTAAAATAACAAATCTTATTACAAGTTAGTTCATGATAATAATTGTCCTTATATTTAATTTCTACTGTTAATCCATTATCACAAACTATTTCTTTATCGTCTGTCAAATTATATGGTACTTGTCGTATATATGGTTTAACGCAATCATTACAGTACATAAGTGTTCGTAAATCAGTGTATACAATATCTTGTATACCCATACTCTTACCGCATTTTTCACAAAATAGTTCAGCACATCTATATGGCATATAGTCGGTTTCTCCCCACTTTCGCCCACTATTATTCAGTTTATTTTCTACTTCTTTCCATAATCGCCCCAATACTTCACCTCCACATGAAACCGATAATTCGTACTTGTTTATTCTCTGTTCTTAGAATCCCATTTAACAAAATCTTCTAAATCATATTCGCCAGATTCTTCTTCCTTAATCTCAGGAACAAATACGTTATAGTTACCTTCATTACGATCATGCTCAGTAATTTGTTTCAACATTTCGTACATATTTGTAATTCCTAACTGATATGCTCTCTTCTCGCCTTCAGTCATTCCGTCACAAATTTCATCATTCTTGTTTTCTAATAGATCCTTATATTTTTCTAAGCTTTCTACGATTAATAAAAATTCTTCGTTCATTTATATATTCTCCTATTCATTAATTTTTCTGTTCAAAATGATAGTAATTTTTCAAAGGTTTTAAAACACTTTGCACAATTCTCTACAGTCATATATTTATTCTCCTCTCAACTTCTCTAAAATTAAAACAAATTAATATCTTCTATATTTTTAGCCCATTCATACGCAACATATAATTGTCCATTAAAAATTCCATAAACAGGATGATTCCTATGTTCAAAATAATCTAAACAATAAAGCATCTCATTTTTTAAATCGTTTAAATCCTGTCCAACATCAACCTTACAAATTGTTGTATGTTCTCTCATTAATATCTCCTTAAATTCTCTGTTCAATTTCGCAAGAACCGATAATTCATCCTTAATCATGGATATCAAGCACTGTAATAAATCCATCCATATTATCTGTTATAGCCTGTTTATATTTTTCATCGAATTTTTCATCTTTGATGATATCTTTACCATTCCATGAATTTCTTGCAATAGCTGAACCGTCAGGAAGAATACATATATAACATCCAAGCTTGTTAATATTTAAAACATCACTTTGTTTTGCTCCATCAACAAGAATATATCCATCACCAAAACCCATATTCATAAACCAATCTTCCTCATGGTACATCCATTCAGGTGTAATATTCTCTTTTAATATAGATAAAAGACTTGACCAAAACAATCTACCGTTTCTATCTTGTCTGTCATAATAACCCCAATTATAATATTCACTATTTGCAGATCCTTCTTCATCTACTTTTAGTTTTAATTCAGCCTTGTACCTGCCACCGATTCGATAATAATCCCATGTAAAAACTGGATAATCAATCTGTTTGTCTTCTTCATCATCTGAGTCATATACAAGTTCTGAATTATATGGCTTCATAATTGTTGCAATTTTATTCTCACTTGGTAATTCTTTTGTGAGTAAATGAACACAATAATGCATTTAATTTTACCTCCTACTCTTATATTCTCTGTAAAAATTTCCAAAAGAACGAATCTTTCTTTTTCATGTTATCTGTATGAACATTCCATTACAGTCATGTTTTTTAATAAAATCTGTAAAGAATGTCGTTCCTGTATATTCATCTGCAATTTCACATTGTTGCTCATTTAAAATACATACACTGTTATAAATATCCAAATATTTGCCACCAATATACTGTTCGTAATATCCAATTGTATTAATAACGAATGGTACATCATTGGAAAATAATAATTTCTCACAAGCTACAAATTTTCCACTATCCTGTTCTTTCATATCTGGTGCATATAAATTAAAACAATAACCCATTTTAAATGCTACCTCACAAATATTTATTCTCTATTTAATCTCTCACTGCATCATAAATCTTTCCAACTTCATATTGATAATCTTCTATTTTAGTCCTTCTGTAATAATCACAATAACAGTGACCATCAGTATCTATTACATATTCAATACCTTTTGTCTTGATTGAGGTGTCTAAAACACCATGTAAGAAAAATACTCTCATCTTATCTTTTCTGCGAAGTCTACACCAATGAGAATCCGTTGTGTTTTCATAATCTATAACATCAAATTTATCAGTCTCACTCATCGACTCTGTTAAATAGGAATCAAACACATCAGCATCATTCCAGAAAACATCACATCTAAATCTTACTGCAATAAACCCTACATCTTTCGCCCAATCAATAAAGAAGTCTCTCCACTTTACAAAGTTTGGAATTTTCTTAAATATAACTGCACACACTGATACTGTAATTCCAATATCGTTGAGCTGCTGAATCATATCCTTATAGTCAATCCCATTGAAACAAAATCCAAGTATTTCTTCTCTTCTTATTGGTCGCCAATCGTGAATTGAAATATTTACATAATCAACAACATCTTTCATATATGGGATTACTTCTTTTAGATGAGTACCATTTGTTGCCATAGTTACTCTAAGAACCTTTGATTTAATATTGAACTCTTTTAGTTTGATAAATACTTTTGATAAATATTCAGTATCTAAAGTTGGTTCACCACCAGTTATATCAACTGATATAGGATTTTTATCACCTATTCTTGTTATAATATTATCAAGTGATTCGATGAAATTATCTAAAAACTGTTGCTTATCACACAACATATCTTTATCTTTATTGTAACAAAACGGACATTTCGCATTACAACCACCTGGAATCACAAGTTTAACTGTTATCACCTTGTTATAATCTTTTCGTTCTATATATTTCACTTCATCACCTCACAGATATTTATTCTCTGTTATTCCTCTGAATATTTACTCCAATTAATTTCTACATACTGTTCATAACAAGGATAATATGTAGTAGTTCCTGTCTGAGCTTCGCACCAACCATCTAACAGAGTTTGCAAACCACCAATATCACACTGTTCATATGCGTCTTCATGTAAATCACTACAAGCATTTTCAATGACATCGGATGCATCAATGAAAATTTTCTCAACAGAAGTTACCCACAATCTCACAGGTCTTTCATTATCATCTTCTTCATGATTACATGCATAATCGTCAAAGAAATCGTCAACTGTATCGTAATACTCGTCAAATTCCTCACAGTAAAGCATTGTGTCTACATCTTTTTCATCAACTGGAACTGCTTTAGATACTTTCTCATTCCACTTCTTTATTCTCTCCTCTTCATCAATTTTCTTTTGTCCTTCACAGTCGCAATGTAAATAAGTCTGATTTTTATAAGGTTGTCCACAATAAGGACACAATCGCTGCACTCCATTAAAACAACTCTGGCAAAATGAAAGTGATTGATGCTTGTATGGAAAATGATATTTTCTGCCAACTTCGGATGTGTCACCTTTAATTCCATAAACATTGTCTTCTATTCTCATTCCAAGACCATTGCAGACAGGACAAATTCTTTCATGTTCTGTTAGATCCTTAATAAGAATTTTGGGGAACGATTTTTGAATCGCTTTATAAAGATTTACTTCTTCTCTGTGTGTTAAATTATCCATATCTTTATCTCCTACTCTTTTGCAATTCCAATGCCATTCACTTTAAAGCTAGTTACCTTACCATCCTTAATTTCAACACTTTCTTCTGTGCCACCATGCCAGACAAGACCAACGCCTGTAATATACATGCCATCTTCATCTTCAATCAATTCAGCTTCTTGTGCTACTCCAATAGGGAAGAACTCACCATCATTGTTTGGCATTTCAATCGGAATATTCTTTACATTTTTATAGGCATTTCTAATTGCTTTTTTGGAATATATAACACCATTCAAATCAGGTTTATCAACTGGAATTGGAATTTTAAATGTTACTTCTATATTCTCAGTTCTCATGCGATTATTCTCCTATTCGTAATCTTCTGGATGCTCTTTATAGTCATCTACTACACTTTTCATATACCTATAATAATCTCTTACAGAATCACTACTATCAGAAAATCCACTTGTCACTTCGTATCCATTATCGAACACTGCAAAGGTTAAGAAACCTAAGCTATCTAGTCCTACTTCTATGTCACAGCCTTTATATTTACCTTTCATGATATTATCCTCCTATTTGCATTTGAAAACCTTTCTTTCGTGTTTTCTAAAAACAAATCCTTATCAATGCTCCATCCACCACAATTACTTAATATTTCTTTCCTAGCATTTCTAAACTCATTCAAATGGTTTCTGAAATAATTAACCGCATCGTTTTCGCATTGGAATTCATCATTATATTCCCAAAAGAAATGTCTTTGATTCGTTACAAAAAATGAATCTGTATCTAAACAATATGCTATAACCCATGTTGCGTATTTATCTGAAAAATTTTCATTACCTTTTAATTCTTGATACATATTCACACTTCCAATCTTCTCGGCTACTTTTGATTCACATATTCCACAGATACAGCCATTTTTCTCATTGTATTTTTCAAGTTCACTAATGAGATTACTGCAACACCAATTTGATTCATTAAGATGAAACTCAATCATGTTGTCATCCCAATCCGAAGGGAAATCCATTGGTAGATTTATTGTCCACTGTATAGTTTTTATTTTCCTGTCTGCCATATAGTTATTCTCCCATTTCTATTTTCTGACCGATAAACCTCTTAAGCTGTTCATTTACATCATTAGGATAAGTTTTCACAACATAATCAGTGTAAACATTAATTTTTGTAATAATCTTATTCTCGTCATATTCAATACTTCCAAGTGTTCCACCTGGAATTCTTATAGGCAAACAACCATCCTCATAATCACAAAGCACATAATGTTTCCAGTGTCCATTAGGATCAAGTCCAGCAAGCTTGTCCAATTCTGTTGTGATTCCACAATAATATTCATTCATTTTTGAATATCTTGAATTTGAATATTTGTTAATCAGCTTCATGATACAGTTCTCCTATTTCTCTTCTGTTCTTTATATAAAGCATTTAATTCCTGCTCTAATTTCTTTTTCTCCATAGGATTCTTACAATACTTTATTCTCTTCTTAAGAGTAGATATATCTTGTTTTGGTTGCTCAGTAACAACTGTCAAATCTTCTAAAAGTTCAAATTCTTTAGCTGTCTTAAGTAAATCTTCAAACCAGCCTCCTTGTGACTCTACCTTTAAATCCTTATATTCTTGTTCAATTTCATTTTGTATTTGAGCTTCTGCCATTGCACTTATCATTTTTCCTATGGCATCTATCTGTTTACCAACTATTAAGACTTTTGTAGCATCACTTATTTTTTCAAAAGTATCATGTAACTCTGAAATATCAATCACCTCGTTCTGCTCTATGTCGCAACCTCTATATTTCCCTTCATATCGTTATTCCTCTAAATTTTTACCACATAACGGACAAAATTTTATTTTTAACATTGCCGATGCATATTCACCACCTGAACTATCAGCAAATAATGTGTTATTATAATAATGTCTGTCAATAGAAAAATTTCCTATTTGACAAATATCTCTATTACTTTCCCAGCTAATCTTTTGTCCCTCTTCACAAAATTTACACATCACTTACACCTCTAATCTGCCCAAAAGAAAGAAAAATTTCTTGCTAATCTAGCCACCTATTATCCAAATAATAGAACCCAAATACCATTCCACCAATTAAAATTATCCAAAAGATCCAGAAAACAATCACACCTACATTAGACTGTAAGTGGTCTACTGTATCATTGATATTCATATCTTTATAAAATTCCGTCTTATTGATTGTATGGTTATCTAACTTTGTAAAAATTGTTCCTGTATACTCTGTTTTGCTACCATAATAGACATATCTAACATGATAATCGCCATCAATCGTGTCAATATAATTCTCATATGGTTTATAAATTTGACCATAATCGAATTCAATTCCAAGAAAAGTTACTTTATCACAATGTTTGTTATCACTGTCGTATAAATCCCAAGTCCAATATTCCTCTTCGTGACTACCAGTTACATTACCATCATCGTCATACTCATATACCGTTTTTGTATGCTTTGTGTAGTGTTCCTCATCTTTTTCTACACTCATATATTCTCCACCAATTTCAGGATATGTAACTGTATCTACTGCTTTCAAATCACCATATATAAACGCATTACCAACATTTGTATCCATTCCGTATTGGAACATTTCTTGACTTTCTATCTTAACAGCTTTGTTATAAATTTCATTTTTATCCATTTGGTGTTCTGAAATCTTGGAAGAAATCAGAATACCAAACAGAATCATAACTGCAATGATAGAAATACTAGCCAAGATTTCACGTTTTGTTATTTCAAAATCGCCAAAATCAAAACCTTTTCTACCATGTCTCATATACTAATCCTCTTTGAACAACGACTGTGGAGCATCAACTGGCGCATTGTAATCCAGATACTCATATTCCTGTACTTCATATCCAAGCAATCCAAGAAACTGTCTTGTAGGGAACTTTCTCACATATCGCTTGTATTCCTTAATCTGTTTATTGTAATTGCTGCGATACTCTGCAATCATATTCTCTGTCATAGATAACTCATTCATAAGAGTCTTATAGTTCTCATTGGACTTCAGCTCAGGATATGCTTCTGCAACTGCTGTAATAGCTGTTGTTACATTCTCAATATCTCCTGTTGATCCACGACCATCTGCAACTGCTGTCAATGTATCAGCTTCATGTTTATCATACTGTTTTACGCAATCAGCAAGGTTATATACAAGGTCAACTCTTCGCTTTTCCTGTACCTTAATATCTGATGACGCTGTATTTACCTGCTCCTCAAGTACAATAGCTTTATTCTGCGAACTCTGTACACCAAATACAATCATCAAAATAACTGCTAATACTCCTATGCCAATAATTACTGGCACTTTCCAATTTGTGTTCTTCATTTAAAATCTCCTTTATATATAATATTTTTATTAGTTACACTGTAATATTCTCTTATTTACTGGGATTCCCATAGCCGAATGGCTTAGATATGATTAAAAATTTTCAAAAGAAAGATTGGTTTACTGCGAAACCACTACTTACTCTTTTTTACAGAAGTATTATTAAGTGACTTCTGAATATTCTTCATAAGCTGAATGTTGTCATTAATCATAAGTGCTAATGCCTGATCCTCTGTAAATCCAACATTTATATATGCATCAAACATATTTTTCTTAGTTCTCGCCTGAATTGCAGGATACTCAGTATTCTCAGAATAATCCTTTGCAATAATCATGAGTTCCTTCAGAACATCATATACAGGCTCTTTGTATTTTGTAATGTATGTCTTTACTACCTCTCCTAAACTTTCTGGGTTCTCTGCTAATAATCTTAAAATTGTTTCCATGTTTAATATTCTCCTTTAAATTTGTTCAACTTCTGCTGTTTCTACGCCTTTGAATACAATTTTATCATTGTCAAAATCATTATAAATCAGTGTTGGATCTTCCCACTCTTCATATCTCATGTATCCAATAAAGCCCTCTGTTCCGATATAAGATTCTAACCAATCTAAAAACTCTTCTATTTCAGAATCATAATTTTTCAAATTAGCTCTGATATTAATTTTCCACGTCTTAGAAATATCATCAAACACCATTTCACTGTTAGTTGAGCCATCGAAATAATAACTATCGCAACAAGCTACCATGTCCCATCTATAACACTTGAAAAATTTATGTTCTGGCAGATAGAAGGAATGTCTGTTCTATCTATAAGATAATGTAAAATATCTACGATGTCTTTTGGTGTATCTCTTAGCAAATCAAAACACACATTAATCTCTGTATACATTCCCATTATGTTTTCACCTCGTATTATATAGTAGTAGTTTTTATAGACCCTCTCCAAGGTCTTTACAACTATTAGGTCATAGTCCATTCTTTACCTCTTCTGTAG